TTTGTGAATCTCTTTTAGAATATCTTTATTATTTAGATAATTGTTACGAGCCATCCTTTGTTTCCTTTAAAGTTAGCACATACTAACATATTTAACCCCGTATGGTCAACCTTTTTAAAAAATTAGTTCTTTATGTTAGCCGTTAATACTGACCGATAAATACTTGTATGCCAGTGCTACCTAACCAACCTCTACAAACTACCCCGTCAAACCAAAACTCTAGTTTTGGCGCACAAGTAGGACAGTCTGTTGTTAACAGTTTACAGGGCTCTGTGGGCCTAAACCCGTTGATGAGTCGTCAAAACGTTAACAACATGTATGCCTACAGCGTTAATAACAGCAACGGGTATCGCACCGCCGGTCCTAATTTAATAGTTAATTATCCACAGGCCAGCTATGATTGGCGAGTACGTGTTAGTCTAGCACCAAATAGTAATTATTTTTATAACGATCCTAGTAATAGATTATTAAGTCCGTTAATCAGTGAAATTGGTAATAATGTAACCAGCTCTGTAGTACAATCAATAAACAATTTATTTGGGCCAAATGGACAAACTCGTGTTGGGGTAGTATTTCCATATACACCACAAGTTCAAATTACACATGCTGCAAATTATGCCGCACAAAAATTAACACACAATAATTATGCACAGTATTTTTATGAAAATTCAGAAGTACAGGCAATTAGTCTTAGTGGAGAGTTTACAGTACAAAACGTAAACGAAGGTCAATACTTGTTAGCGGCAATTTATTTCTTTAGATCAATTACTAAAATGTTCTTTGGCAACGATGGCATGGCTGGTAACCCGCCACCATTGGTATACTTAAACGGTTATGGACAATATTACCTGCCTAATGTTCCGTGCTTAGTAACTAATTTCAGTCATACCATGCCAGCAGACTGCGACTACATGGACGTTCCAGAACCTGGGTTAACTTATAATCCGGCAGTGACCAATCCGGTATTGAACAGTACACGCTTGCCAACTACTAGTACAATTACACTAAGTCTACAACCTGTATACAGTCGGTACGCACAGAGTCAACGATTTAGTCTTAATGACTTTGCTCGCGGCGCACTTGTTAATAGTGCTGGCGCTGGCTTACCAGCAACATCGTTTGGTGCTACTAGCCCTGCTCTTAACGGTGGACAAAGCGGTCCTGGAGGATTCCTATAATGAATTCTAATTATAAACACGCTAGTCCTTATTACAACACACCAACTTGGGGTCAGTTCCTTGATGTATGGAAGGGTGTAACCATACCTGCAGATGTGTCTGACGCACGTTATCAAATTGATCCCCCGTATAATCTACGTCCAGATTTATTAGCACACGACATGTACCAAGACAGTAACCTGTGGTGGGTGTTTGCCGTACGTAATCCCAATGTCCTACTAGACCCAGTGTTTAGTTTTGTAGCACCCACTATCATCTATGTGCCAACATTGAGTGTTGTAAAAACCGCATTAGGTTTATAATATGCCAGAGTATATACCAAGTGGTAGCGCAATTGATGCTGCAAGAGTTGCGGCCGATCAAGCGCAAGCTACAGCAAAAGCTGCTTTGGATAATTTACACGCCAACCCCGATGATCCTGCAGCAAAACAAGCCGCTATAGATGCAGTGAATGCTCACGGAGATGCAGTTCTTAACTATGCTAACGTTGCCTCTGGCGAAGTCCCTTCACTTAGTCCTGGAGATGTTGCTTCGTCCCCCGATCTTAGTTCAGCAATTCCGTCTACCGGATCAATAACTGGCGCAATATCTGGTGCGCTTGGCAGTTTAGTCTCTGGTGGCGTAAACGGATTAATAGGTAGCCTATTAGGAAATTTACTAGGTTCAACTATTCGAAAACCTGTGCCTACCGGTATTATTCCTAATCCTATGCACGATTATGCCAGCTGGACATACGCATTAAGTTTGTGGTGGCTGGATATTGGCGACTACAATAGCTTATCTAAAATTTCGGACATTGGAGTTGGTACTAATTTTCCTTTAGGACCAAACAGTTATGTAATTGCCGAAGATTCTGGACTATATCCTAGCCGTCGACTACCAACACAGTTAGGATTAAATTATAATATACAAGATGTAGACTTTGAAACCATTGTTGGGCTTAATTCAAAAAGTAAAACTAGTAACATGACTACGGGAAATATGACTATCCTTGAACCCTATGGAGTTACTTTTTTAGACAGTTTAGTTCAAGCATCAAATGTACTCGGTGGCGGAGTAGACAACTATACATCTCGCCCTTATATGTTACAAGTGGATTTTGTTGGGTATGATGATGCTGGCAATCCTGTTCCTAGTAGTCAAACTAATATCTATCGTAAGCGTTTTCCTATACATATAATAGGAATGAAAATTGAAGTTACTAGCAAAGGTGCAGAATATAAATTAGAGTTTGTACCAATGAGCGAGCAAGCCAAGCAAAAAGAATATGCTACTGTTCCCAAAAATATTACTGTTAATGCCAAAACAGTTGATGATTTTTTCAATGCTAAGATAGCAACTAGCTTTACAGCACAACTTAATGAATATTGGCGAGCAGAAGCTACAAAAAAATCAGTACAATATGCTGACAGTATAGAATTTAATATTGATAATGCTATCGGATCTTGTAAAATTGTTTACCCAAAACAGGCATCAATCCAACAGGCTAATCCTAATTCCAAGGGAATAGACCTGTCGACGGGAAATTTTAGTATCCCAGCAGGAACACAAATACAAGAAATTATTAATAAAATTATATTATCTTCTGATTACATGGTTGGACAATTAGGCCTAGACAAGCAAGAAGATAACCCGAGTAATGTACAAACTGGTGAAACCCAAATTCTTAATTCGTTTAAAACAACTGTAAGTAATACCTATGCAGGCACAGATGCAGGCGGCACACAAACAGTATCGGCGTTTGATAATATGAGAAATAACTATGCCAAGCATTTTACTTACAACATTCACCAGTACCCGGTGTATGACGCAAAGCACCCAGCAGCCCCAACAATGACAGATAGTAGACCGTATACTGTAAAATCTTACAATTATATCTACACTGGAAAAAATATTGATATCTTAGATTTAAAAATAAACTTTGATACCACATACTATACAGCAGTTAATTCATATACGACAGAAAAAGCAAGTACTAATTCTACTCCTAGTACTGCCATTGATAGTATTTTGGATTACGGTGCTAGTTTATTATTAAGCCCGCAATTATTGGGTTCCTTGGGGATATTGCCTGGCCTTAATCAAATTAAAAATTTAACACCACTTAGATACAAAAACATTGTGGGCGATCAAAGAGATAATGGCATGGGAATTATTAATGATCCTGCTAAACAAACAGCGGCCAATGTTCAACGATCTTTACTAACCGATCAAAAACAAGAAATGATTAGTTTAGATTTACAAATAGTTGGCGACCCAACTTTCCTTAAACAAGACGATTGGTTATATAATCCCAATCCCAATGCTAGTGGTATCTTCAATGGCGCATTAAGTCAATTTGATCTAGCACAAAAATATGGTCAGATTAAAATGGATGGTGGAGAATTAATTGTATCAGTACGAATTAATACGCCACAGGATCTTGACTCAGACATTACTAATCAGGGATTAATGTATCCCCCAATTGGGTCAGTCCCTAGTTTGTTTAGCGGACAATATAAAGTTATTTCAATAAAAAATACTTTTACTGGCGGCAAATTTACACAGGCACTTAGTTTAATACGATTATCAAACAGTGATATTATCGATAGTTCTGCGCCTACCAATCTTGGACGCGGTGCTGTTGGAATATTACAAAATAGTTTAAATTCTCTTAATAACACAGTTCAAGGCGCAGTCAACGGAGTGGTAGGACAAGCAGTTGGTGCAGTTGGCACGGCCGCAACTAATTTAGGACAAAGTGTATTGGGATTGGCAAATTCTACACTGGGTAGTCAAAGTCAGTCCGCGGGCGATTCTGCATCCGGGCAAGCCACACTTGACAGCGCCGGTGCTGTTAGTTCAGAATATGATGCAACACGTTGGGGTGAAGGATAATTATATAACATGGCAACAAATAATATACGTTCCTCAAAAGCCGATCCAGCAACCAAGGCCGACGGCTCGTCTGGCGTAACCATTGATGCTGGCCCGTACGAAGCTATAGTAGTCAAGCACGTAGAAGGCACACGCTCTGGACAAATGCTGGTTTATATTCCAGACTTTGGCGGAGTTAAAACAGATCCAGATAGTCAAATTTTAGTTAGTTACTGTAGTCCATTCTATGGAAAGACATACGGAACAGACAGCCAAGATTCGGATTCCAACGGCACAGATGCACAATGGAGTACAGGACAAAGCTACGGTATGTGGATGGTGCCGCCTGACGTAGGTAATAAAGTTTTAGTAATATTTGCCGCCGGTGACAGAGGACGTGGTTATTGGATTGGCTGTATCTACGACAGCCCTAGTCATCAAATGGTTCCTGCCTTAGGAAGAAACGTAGGCACTACAACAAAACCACCCAATCCTGATGATGGCTTACCTACAGATATTAATAGTCCAGTAGTTGAAGCATATTCGGGCTCTAAAGAAGCATCTACACCTGATGCTATTGCATCTACTCCGCGCTACGTACATCAATATCAAAATACTGTATTAGTAAATCAAGGACTTAACACAGATAAAATACGCGGAGCCATTAGTTCTAGTAGTTTGCGAGAAGCACCTAGTAATGTGTATGGCATTAGCACACCTGGTCCGTCAATTACTAAAACACAACAAACTAATTCTGCCGTTGGTGAAGATTCAAAACAGGCAGTCATAGCTCGCAAAGGCGGGCATTCATTTGTAATGGACGACGGCGATAAGAATGGTGTAGATCAACTTATACGTTTGCGTACAACAAACGGCCACCAGATATTAATGAATGATAAAGAAAACATTCTTTATATTGCCAGCTCAACTGGATTACAGTGGCTAGAGTTTAGTCACGATGGCAGCATTAACATCTATGCTAAAGGTGGCATTAATATTCGTTCCGAAGAAACAATTAACCTACATGGCGATAAAGGAGTAAACATCAGTACTCCGGAAACAGTAAACATACATGGTGATAGCGGAGTAAATATAACTTCGTCACAAGATGTTGCTGTTAATGCTCTGTCTAGTGTTACTGTAGCAAGCGATGGAACTTTAGATTTAAGTGCCAGTGGTACTGCTACTATTGCCACGGGGGGTACAATGAACATTGGCTCTGGCGATGTTATTAATATAGACGGTAGTAAACTTAATTTAAACAGTGGTAGCGCACCTTCGCCACTTCCTGTAGCAATTGATCAAAATAGTTTACCTGATGTAACATACGATGGAACAGTATGGTCATTTAGTCCCGGATCAATCGATAGTATGTGTACCGTAGCACCGGCACACGAACCTTGGACAGACAGTCCAGGTACAGCTAAGAGACCTGCACCGGTATAATTATGGATCTAGGAATACAAGCCGCCGCCGGATTACCAATTGCCAACACGCTTCCAGCAAGTTGGTTAGGACGCAGTGACATGCCTTTGAGTCCACCATCGTGGGCCACTATCCCTGCATTGTCTAACGTACAGTTAAGAAATTTGTTGGCACAGATAGCTTATAATGAAAGTGCATGGAATTACAATTTAATTGGTGATGACAACAAACTTGGTAGATATCAGTTTGAAGTGCAGACATTAGAAAATTACGGCCTACTGGCAAAAGGTAGCGTAGCCGCATATGGTTCCGATGCGGTTAATTATCGCCATAGTTGGCAATCAACTTACAGCCCATACGAAAATTATTTTTATAACACCAAGAGTTTAAGTGGTTTTTTAAAAAATTCGTCAGCACAAGAACATCTAGCTTATCAATGCATTGTGGACTTATATACAGCAAGTACAAATGTGGGCACAATACAAGACACAGATTTGGCTCAAACAGCAGCCGGAATGATATATGTAGCATGGACTTTAGGTGTAGGTGCTGGCCCAACTACAAGTAACAGCAACGGCACTGGTGCATGGGCCTGGAGATATAACAACGTAGGAAACGGTGCAAATAATTTCAACAGCGGACGTTACGCTATGGCTGTTTTAAGTCAATAAATACTATTATGAGCATAATATATCGCGGATTTAGCACCCTAGTTAGCAAGAAGAAGTATAGCCTTACGGACTATGCTTTAGCCAAGCAGGACTTAATCAACTATTTTCACATTCGCAAAGGGCAAAAGCTCATGCAACCAAGTTTTGGTACTATCATTTGGAACCAAATGTTTGAGCCATTAAACGAAACTACTCGCGATATCATCAGTAACGATATTAAACGTATTGTAGGCTACGATCCTAGATTACAGGTTAATAACGTATCAGTAACTGAGCAAACCAACGGGTTACAAGTAGAAATAACACTGACTTATATACCAGCAAATCAAGTTGATACTATTAGTATGAACTTTAACAAGCACTCCGCAACTTTGACTACAAATTAACTGGCCATATAATTTTACCTGATAAATATTGAATATAGGTAAAAAACACATATGGCCCAAACAACACGTCAAACAAATCTACTAGTAAATCAGGACTGGACTAAAGTCTACCAATCATTTACTAACGCAGACTTCACTAGTTACGACTTTGAAACACTTCGTAACTCAATGATCAACTATTTAAAAAACTATTATCCAGACACATTCAATGACTTCTTAGAAAGTTCAGAATATCTAGCCCTAATTGATATGATTGCCTTCTTGGGGCAAAGTCTAAGTTTCCGCACAGATTTAAACGCACGTGAAAATTTCATTGATACAGCACAAAGACGTGATAGTATACTTAAACTAGCACGTATGCTAGCCTACAATCCGACCCGCACACAAAGCGCAAGCGGATTATTAAAGTTTGACAGCGTCAGTACTACAGAAAGCATTACAGACAGTAGCGGTATTAACTTATCTAACTCTACAATTTATTGGAACGACTTAACAAATAACAATTGGTTAGAGCAGTTTACTACAATTATCAACGCTACTCTAAACACAGGACAAGCAGTAGGTAAACCGGCCAATAGCCAAGTTATTAACGGAATTCAAACCGACGAATACAGTATCAGCCTAAACAATAATAGTTTACCTGTAGCACCATTTACATCACCAATTCAAACTACACCCGTGACATTTGAAGCAGTTAGTGCCACCACGAGCGGACAAACATATATCTATGAAAATCCTCCAGTGTTGGCCAATAAGTTTAATATTCTTTATCGTAACGATAATAATGGTAATAGCAGTAACAACACTGGGTTCTTTGTTTACTTTAAACAAGGTTCGCTACAAGCTACAAACTTTACTGTTCAAAATGCCATTCCGAATAACCTAGTGCCGGTCAATAGTAATAATATTAACAATTCAGATCATTGGCTGTATGGATTAAATGTCAGTAATGGTATTCAAACAGTATGGACACAAGTGCCAGCATTAAATGGTGTTAATGTTGTTTACAATTCTTCGACAGATAAAAATTTATATCAAATTGCCACACGTAATAGTGACCAAGTTACGCTAGTATTTGGAGACGGCAGTTTCTCTAATGTTCCACAAGGTAGTTTCCGTTTTTACTATCGTACTAGTAACGGACTAGCATACACAATTACTCCAGACGATTTAGCTGCGGTAACTATTGCTTTCCCATATATTAGTTCTAGTGGTAGCGTTGAAACTTTAACAGTTGTGGCAAGTTTAAAATACACAGTGACTAATGCTACCGCAGCACAAAGTCTTCAAAGTATTAAGACATACGCACCACAACAATACTACACACAGAATCGTATGATCACTGGCGAAGACTACAACATCTTCCCACTAACAACATTCACAAGTATTCAAAAGGTCAAAGCCGTTAACCGTACAAGTTCTGGTGTAAGTCCTTACTTAGATAGTTTAGACCCAACTGGAAGTTTTTCTAGTACAAACATTTTCTGTGATGATGGATATATATCGGCTAACACCACTATAGGATCAGACACATTTAGTTTCTTGACTACTAACGATATCTATTCAGCAATTTATAATAATATTATTCCTATTGTTAGTTCGCCTGAAATGGTTAACTACTACTATGCTAACTACGAAAGATATACTCCAACACACAGCAACGTTACCTGGGTACAAACAGGTAATTCAACTTCAAGTAGCTATGGTAACTTAACCTATAATGGTAATGTAATCAATGTTGGGTTGGTAGCTAGTGGTAATTTGAAATATGTCTCGGCAGGCGCCAGTTTACAATTTTTAACTAATATTAATGCTAATGCTACTACATTCTATTCAACAGTTACCAGTACCGTAGGTAACACACAGACTTATTTTGGCATGAATGTGCCAACAGGATCAATCGTAAAAACGATTATTCCTACATTTAAAAATGATTTTAGTAGCGCATTGATTTCTACTATTGCTACACAAGTATCTGCCAAAGTTAATTTTGGGTTAACATACGATCAAGCGAATCAAGTTTGGACAAATATTCCTCCGGCCAATATTGGTACAGATACAACATGGTTGCTGAAGTTTACCTATACTGCCGGATTGTATAACATTCAATATAAAAAACTTACCTATATATTTGGTAGTGCTAGTGAAACAAAGTTTTACTACGACCCAAGTGTAAAAGTCTATGACAGCGTAATTGGTGCTAACATCAGTGACATTGTTAAAATTTTAAAAATTAACACTGCTCCGGGGCATACATATCAACTTGATAACGACATTGTATGGAATATCTACAATGTTATTACCGACGCCGACGGGTATGTGCAAACTGGCAATGTATTAGTTAGTAGTCCACAAACACAAATGCTTGGTGTTCCTGATAATCCCGACTTATTTACAACAGTGGTAGATGGAAATTCTTATCGTGATAGTTTATACTTCCAATATAAACACAACAGTCCAAGTCGTAATCGTATTAATCCTACACCGGTTAACATTGTTGACCTATATGTTCTTACAGCCGACTATGCTACAAGTTATGTTAATTGGTTAAGAGACACTACAGGATCACTAACAGAACCTGTAGCACCAACAACAAGTAGTTTAGAAATTGCCTATAGTACCCTAGACAATTTTAAGCCAGTTAGCGATACAATCATTTATAACTCTGCTAAGTTTAAGCCATTATTTGGAGCCAAGGCAGATCCTAGTTTACAAGCACGTTTCCAGGTAGTTATTAATCCTGCTGTGAGTTTAACTCCAAACGAAGTCAAGACACAGGTTATTAATGCTATTAACGCTTACTTTGATGTAAACAACTGGAACTTTGGTGACACATTCTATTTCAGCGAATTAGCTGCTTACTTACATACTACCTTAGCACCTAATATTGCCAGCGTTTTAATTGTACCGGTCGACGATACTTTAGTATTTGGTAACTACTTCCAAATTAACGCAGAACCCTGGGAAATTATTACTTCCTCCGCAACAGTAGACAACATCGATATTATTAGTGCCGTCACAGCCGCACAACTTAATCTTGGAAATAACATAATAGGTACATATTAATGGCCGTAACTAATACTTTAAATTTATTACCAGAACCGTTTAGATCGGTTACTAACCAACGCTTCCTTGGCGCCACTATGGATCAATTGGTTACTGATGCTGCCAATGTCCCTGTTAATGGATATATTGGCCGTACATTTGCTCCTACCTATAAACTAGGTGACAACTATGTACCTGAACCAACTACTAATAGAGCAAATTATCAGCTTGAACCAAGCGTGGTTATTCGTGATGATAATGGCGACGTAATACATAACAGTGAATACATTGACTTATTACAAAGTATTAGCAATGCCGGTAATACCTCAACTAATCAACAAAGATTATTTGGTACACAGAGTTATAACTATGATGGTCATTTTGACTACGATAAGTTTGTAAACTATCATAATTACCATTGGTTACCTAACGGTCCTGCAAGCGTCACAGTTACATCTAGCAAGACGCCAATGACTGCTGATTATACTGTAACACGAAATACCGCAGTAGGCGGCTATACATTCAGTGGACTTGGTGGTCATCCTGATCAACAGATAACCTTAGTTCGTGGAGGCACCTATACATTTACCGTTGATCAACTTGGTAACAAATTTTGGATTCAAAGTTTGCCTGGGGTCGATGGTGTTGATGTTGCTATACCAACGGTAAACACACGCGGCGTATATGGTGTTGAAAACAATGGCACCGATCTTGGTGTTGTAAAATTCACAGTACCTTTAAAATCGTCACAAGATTTTTATATAGCTATGTCAACTCCTGTTGGGGCTAATAATGTAAATGCAGCGGTAACATTTAAGTATAGCGATATTCAAAATTCTTTATTAAGCGATTTTCTTGGTCGATTCCCTGAGGGTCTAGACGGCATCACTAATCAGTTACAAGGTAAAACATTTATCTTTATTGGGAATGACACCAACATGGCTGACTGGGAAGCACCAACTGGATTTGATAGTGTAACTGGCGCATATGATACTGTTACCAATACTCCTGTGCCAGTAGTTACTCGTCCGAGTGTATGGCAAGTTAATTTAGTACCTAGCGGATCTGATTATGTAATTCAAATCCTGCCAATGGTTACAATTACACCACAACAGCCTAAGGTGTTTATTACATCTGGTAAAACGTATGCAGCTAATCAATTTTGGTTAGATTCAAATTATAATTATCAACAAGTGCCATTGATTACCGCCACAGCAGATTATCTATACTATCAAGATAGTAGCAATCCTGAGTTTGTGGGCGAAATAAAATTAGTTGATAACGTAAGCACTCCAATTGATATTGAAAATGACATCATTGGAATGACAGGCTACACAAGCCCAACCGGAGTAATTTTTACCAACGGGCTAAAAGTTCGTTTCGATACATTAGTAACTCCTGACACCTATGCTAATAATGAATATTATGTAGAAGGCGTTGGCGTAGGAATTATGT